AGGCATCCCTGGATGTTGCCCAATCAATTCCCCAACTCTAGCCCTATTGGCTTCGAACTCGGGGTTTCCCTTTGCGAAGTCAGAGATAACAATAGTAGCAAGTTGCTCTTGTATTGAATCTCCAACGGAAGACATTCTATCCATCCTCTCACCCAATGCTGCAATCTGCTTTCCGTAGTCAGAATTGTCAGGTGGGGTAGACGGGTCTGGATCAGGTTGATTCAGTGTTTCACCGTTGTAGTGTTGACGTAGCATTGACATTGCTTTGTCATCACCATTGATAACATCGAAGTTCTGTGCCCTTGAGTTCAAGGAATCAAACTCCTCTTGTGTTATCGTTACACCTGTAGGAGCAACTGGGGGCGTAGGAACCACAGGTGCAGTAGGTGTAGCAGGGGCAGGGTCTCCAGGATCTAAACCTAATGGTGAAGATGCAAAAGGATCAGGCTTGGGGGGCGCTGGAGTCGATGGGGCTGGGGTTGTCAGCGGGTCTGGTATTGGCGTCGGCATTTGGTTGTATCTCCGTGAATCGGTTGTCTCCTAGTCCTAAAAGGTCTACCACACCTTTCTTTGTTTCATCATCAAACTGATTCTCTGATGATTGGAATTTCCTGCGTAAGTGCATCTCCTCCCATGCTATCTCTTCTTTGCTCATCGTCTCCACGTCGGATTGCTTCGAGGTCGGCATCACTTGTGGAATTGAGAGACTTGGCAACGTCTTCATACTTCAAACCCTCTGCTATGGTTTTCCTTCTCTTTGGTTTACTACACTTATCAGGAGTCACTCGATACTCCTTACATAGTTGGTCTCGCTGCTTGGCCGAAGTCACATGGATAGGTTGACCATTGAAGTTTGTTTCAGTGAAGGGCTGGAACACTCCGACGTTGACTCTGAAGTCACGAAACATCCTTTGCTTGCATTCTCTACACTTCAGATGCTTGGGGGATTTCCCCATAGGTCTGAGCACTGCTCTTGTAGTTCCACACTCGCACCAGAAGTCGTAGAGGATCATCCTTGTCCTCCTGCACCAACTAGAGCAATGTTTTCCCTATCTACGGCTGTGTCTTGTCTAGCTTGATTCGCTGGAGACTGTTGACTGAATCCTTGATCGTAAGGATTACTTGCACCCTGCTTCCCTAACTGCTCTGCTTGCTGCTGGAACTGCAAGTGCTCCTCCATGTGAGTAGTGACAGCCTCTACACCCTCTGGATTGCTAGCGAAGACGTTCTCAATACCTGGAGAGTTGAGGAACATCTGGATCACTTGGATGTGAGCAGCATGGTCATGGCTTGGATCTACTTCAGCGTCCATACCTGCTACCATTGATGCTAGTTCAACTGCTTGCAACAGACCTTGCTCTTGTTTGCTATCAACGATCTCGCCAACTCCACTAACCTCAAGAGCGACTAGCAGATTCTTGTAGAGAATGTCCAGCCGAATGGACGGAACGAACTGGAAGATAGCTGCGCCTTGCTGAAGGGCCATGGCAGCACGTTGGACATCTACTTCCCTTGTGGCTTTGCTGAAGGAGTTGACTTCGATAGTGATCTCAGGAACCCAGTCAATCTCTTCTTCAGTGAAGTTCAGCCACTTGATTGCACCAGTATCCCCTCCCACATTGAAAACGAAGTCCGTAGTCTTTTGCGCCTTCACAAGAGAGATGATGACATCAATCTCTTTGTAGACCAGTTTCTTGAACCAATCAGCAACCCTATCAACTTTCTCGTGGGTCTTGATCTGCTGGCCTTGTTCTACTGTAGAGGCTTCAGTGGCAGTTCTAATACCACTAGCACCAGCACGATTCTCGCTGACACCTCCCACCTGCCTAGCAAGATCCTGAAGAAGGTTCGCAAGTTGGTAGTTGTCCCTTGGGGTTGTGTGATTCTGGATACCACTAACAGCCTTCCCTAACTCTTTGACATCCAGTAGGGCTCTCGTGCTTCTGGTATTCTTGAACTCAGCTTCAAACTTGTCCTTGTCTCTAGCCATTGATGAATCATACTCATACAAAGGCTTCTCAGCTTCCACAAGGGAAACCAGCCGAGACAGCAACCAGTTCATTGCACCATGGATGCTAGACCATACTCCTAGCTCTGAGTTGGGCAGCGCATCAGGGATGTCATGGAAGACCAAGCGTTCGAATGGGTAGGACTTCACTTCACTACCTAACACGTCTTCCCAAGTCTCGAATCGAATGGGCTGCTTTGAGAGGAGACCATCGTTGCCACCAAGTAGGACCACAAGTTGTCTCTTCAGTTTCATACCTACGATCTGGTAGACCCATGTTTCGTAGAGGTAGACATACTCGTCCTTGTCGCTGGCGTAGATCTCTTCCCCAAATTCACCACCACTATTGTTAGTAAAAGGGTCGATGAATCCAGAGTTGATGTGAAGCTTGCTTCCTTCCTTTCCGCCGAAGATACCCTTCCTATCCAGATCAGAAGGTATCGTGTAGCGAGGATCAGCCTTCAGTTCATCAAGGTCTTTAGCATATACAAAAGTAACAAAGCGAGCGTTATCGAGAGCACGATCAACTGCACGGTAATCAACGATCGTTTGTAGGCATCCAGTTCGGGCGAAGACCGGAGACCCAAGAGATAGCCATGGTGCCACGCCTCTCTTACCTGTCTCTGCTGATTCAACCTCTTTGTCAGCCACTTCGGTATCACTTCCATCTTGGGTTCCTACAGGACGGTTTGATAGTATTTTCAACCAACCTTCAGGGTAGACCAAGGCATCCTTGACAGCCTTCTTCGCTTCTTCTTTCAACCCAATCTTGCTATTGGTATTATTCAGAAGTGACTGCCATGTCTTTTCCTTTCCTTCATGTTGTGGGGCTGTTGGAGAAGCCACCACTGTTGGTTCCTTGAAGAAGATAGTAGGAAGCTGAGAAGCAATGTGTGAATGAGCAAGGTTAGCTACGACCCTATCCTTCTCGTCCATCCCATCTAGCTCCCCCATGGTTCCTGTCTTGTAGAGGGTTCGAAGCTGTTTGCAAAGTTCGAAGAACTTGCTGTCCTTCTTTTTGCTAGTATCAATCATATCCCAAAGCCGATCAACTTCGACATCAGATAGCTTCTTCGACCGTTCAGCGTCAGTGACTAGTTCCATTATGCTACCTGTAATCCGAATCTTCGGGTTGAATCACTGTAGTGATCGTCGTAGGTCAAATCCTCAAGGGTTCCATACACAGCGTTCCACGTATCAGGTCGCTTCTGTGGTGCCGATGTTTCAGCAGCCTTGAAGAACAGTTGTTCCAGATCGGCAAGAGTATCAAGGATATCATCGAAAGCTGGTTTGTGAGTCAGGGACATGGTTGTCATCTCTTCGATCATCTGATCGGCCTCTGACATGCCTTCTTCGTAGAGGAAGTCTCCTCGTTCAACTCGTGGCTGTAATGAAAGGAAACGCTTCAGCTTGGAAGTGTTCCCTCTCTTCATCTCTACCCAGGGGATGTTCCAACCCATCTTGGCTGAGAACTCCTTGTAGTTCTTCCATACAACCTTCTGGAAGCAAGTGGTCTCCATGCCTACTCTTTGACAATCCCATTTGCGAACCATAGCATTGATGAGTTCGAGCAGTTTGTTACTGCTAAACTTTCCTCGTAGGACTTGCCTGACATACATGCGCCCTTCACTATCAAAGGATGCAACAGTGATAACTGAGTAGTCGGAATCATCTGTGTCGCCAACTGCCATGTCAACAGCAGCGAAGTTGGAAACGGGGTCAGGTATGTCGAAGTAGTCACAGGCATGAATATCCTCTCTCTTGAACAGTGCGTCCTCTTCGGACACAGGATTGTTCATGTATTGGCAGTTGAAGATATAGCTACCATTATCTTCTCTGATATCCTCGATGGTAGCCATATCAAACCTTTGGGGCCAGATAGGCAACACATTGTTGTAGCCAACGATGGTCTCTCCTTCACCTTCTGCTACCTTCTCTACGATCCTGCGAACGTAGATCCAAAGGTGAGGGTATACCTTCCTACCTGCGAGACGATGCCTCTCTCTTCTCTTGTATTCTCCCTTCACCAGTCGGGCATACATATCGTCATGGTGCCATCTTGTTCCAATGATACGAATACGAGATTCCGAGGGAGAGTGGCGAAGCTGGAGTGCTTGACGATACCAACGATACACCTTATCTCTGTAGCTCTTGGTTTCAGAGTTGAGATCGTTGACTGGATCATCGAAGGTAAACACATCAAAGTGCTGTGACACCATGGACGACTCAACACCCATGACTTGTATGTTACCCTCACGTCTACCAGCCCACCGAGAGCAAGGGAAGTCAAGTCTATCTTGTCCCCACTTGCATCTCTTCTTGAGGACAGGTGATGCCAAGTCAGGGCAGTAGTCAGGGAACAACCATCTGAAGATCTCTTTCGTCTCAACAAAGCTTTTGATGTCAGCAAGAATAGCTTGAGCGATCTCCAGCTTGGCTGAGACGATGCAGTGTCTTTCATGTGGGTTGATGATTAGATCCCACAGTGTTCCTGCCTGGGTCCAGATAGATGTCTTCAGATGACCACGAGGACACTGCCACAAAGAGAACTGTTTCTTTGATCTGTGCATCCACCTGTCTGCCATGTCATGATGAAGTTCATCATCTATATCATGGAACTCTAGGCAGTGGAAGGCGAAGAACCAAAGATCCTTCTTGCATCTTGCACGGATGATGAGACGAAGTGCCTCTAGTCGACGATGATCCCCTGTCCCTCCCTCGAAAGAAAGTAGGAACTCCTTTACTTTCCTATCTATCTTAGGCTGGTTGTGGTTCAATCCAATCTCAAAGTCCCTGTCTTAGCAGGTTCAGGTGGAGGTGATAGGAATGAAGCCCTGTCTTTCACTGGAAGTTTGTTGTAGTGCTTCTTCAGATCGTTGTAGATCAACTTGAAAGCACGTTTGGACTTCCCTTCAGGTTTGAGACCGTATTTCTGAACCATCAGAGACAGTTGCTTTGCTACTCTCTTGTTCATACTTCGTAGTCTCTATCGTTGTCATCATCATCAAAGGAGACAGTGACCTGACGGGTGGGTGGGGCTTCAATCATTGCTGG